GCTTCATGGGTTGACAGAAGAACGAGAACGGGAGATTATTATCCGTGATAACGTGAATAATGGTACATGGGACGAAAAACTATTGAAGGAGTGGAATGCAGAGTCTTTGATGGATTGGGGATTAAACTTTGATTTTGACTATGATAGTCTGGTAGATAGTGAAAGTGATGCCCGGAATAAATACACAAAAAAGATTGAAGCTCCGGTGTATGAGCCTAAAAGCCCTGTATGCCCGGAAATAGATTCTCTCTATGACAAAAGTAAATATGAAGAACTGCTTTCGGCAATAGACGATTCAGATGTCCCAGACCGTGTGAAGGAATTTCTTCGGATAGCAGCATTGAGGCATATAGTATTTGATTACGGACAGATAGCAGAGTTCTATGCTCATCAAGAGAAAGAAGTCCAGGAACTGATGGAGGCATCTGCACTGGTAATAATAGATTTTGATAAGGCGATAGAGAACGGTTATTCTCGGTTCAAGGAGGATATTTATGAAATAATGCTGGAGGACACTGAAGATGAGGAGTGATTTTGTAGCGTTCATACTGACGCATGGCCGTGCCGATTCCGTCATCACAGATAAGACATTGCGGAAGTGTGGCTATACGGGACCAATTGTTTATGTGATAGACAATGAAGATAAGGCGGCCGCAGATTATTACGCGAAATATAAAAACGTTGTAATGTTCGATAAACCGAAGATTGCAAAGACTTTTGATGAAGCGGATAATTTTGATGATCGCAGAGCTATTGTTTATGCGCGCAATGCTTGCTTTCAGATAGCAAGGAAACTTGGTTACAAATACTTCATAGAACTGGATGATGATTACGATGTTTTTTCTTTTACTTACGGCAGAGATGGTACAGTCAAACAGAGGGCAATAAAGCAATTGGACGTGGTATTTGAAGCTATGCTACGTTTTTATGAAAGTATTCCGGCTCTCACTTTGGCTATGGCTCAGAGAGGCGATTTTGTAGGGGGAAAGGAAAACGATATTTTGAAAGGCGAGAAGATGAAACGGAAAGCGATGAATTCTTTCATCTGTTCCGTAGATAGACCGTTTAAATTCGTTGGTCGCATTAATGAAGATGTGAACACCTATACCACGCTTGGTAGCAGGGGATGTCTACTTCTGCAGGTTCCACAAGTGGCGCTAAACCAGAAGCAGACGCAGAAGAATAAAGGAGGTATGACGGATATATACATGAGTCAAGGGACATATGTCAAGAGTTTTTATACGGTTATGATGATGCCAACCTCTGTGAAGGTGGGCGTGATGGGCCATAGCGAGGAAACGAAAAGATTGCACCACGTGATTAATTGGAATAACACTGTTCCTAAGATATTGGACGAACGATTCAAGAAGAAATAAGATGGCGGCACCAACTGGAAATAAATTTTGGATGTTAAGAAGTAAGCATGGAAGGGATAAGCTCTTTTCTACGCCGGAACTCTTGTGGGAGGCAGCATGTGAGTATTTCCAATGGTGCGATGAAAACCCATGGTTATCTAAAAAGGCCATTCAAAAGACAGTTCCGGTAAGAAGGAAGAAAGGGAAGAAAGTGGAGACAGTCAATGAGCAACAAGTACAACAAGAGGTTTCCCCAACTTCCCGTCCGTATTCCCTAACCGGTTTCTGTATTTATGTAGGTGCTTCTTCCAAGTGGTGGAGCACTTTTCGTTCCGAATGTAGAAATAAGAATGATGAAGATTTTTTGGAGGTCATCGCACGCGTGGAGGAAACCATCGAAACGCAGCAGTTTGAGGGAGCGTGCGTTGGAGCTTTCAATGCGAATATCATTGCCCGAAAGTTAGGGCTTGCTGACAAGCAGGAGGTGGACCATACGAATGCAGGAAAAGAGTTCAAAGGATTTAATTTTCTACCATATACAGAAGATGCGGAGAAAGTCAAGTAATGGGATATAAGGTCAATATAAAGCAGAGGTTAGCCTATAACTACCTTCGTGACGATGTTACGAAGTTTCTGTGTTATGGTGGCGCTGGTGGAGGTGGAAAGTCATGGCTTGGGTGTGAATGGCTTATGCAATGTGCTTACTATCTCCCGGGCACTCGATGGTTCGCTGGCCGAAATAATTTGAAAGATAGCCGTGAGTCTATCTCTGTCACTTTCGACAAGGTGGCAAAGTGGCATCGATTCACTGATTACAAGCAGACCAATGACGGTATACTTTTGGGGAATGGGTCGGAAATCATCTTTCTTGACTTGACATATTATCCCGTCAAAGACCCGATGTATGAGCGATTGGGCTCTAAGGAGTTTACTGGAGGGTGGATTGAAGAAGCCGGGCAGGTTCACTACCTCGCATTTGAGGTTTTGAAGACGCGTATAGGACGGCACTTGAATGATGTGTATGGAATATCCGGAAAGATACTTATCACTTGCAATCCGAAGAAGAACTGGCTTTATCGTGAGTTCTATAAACCGTGGAAAGAAGGCAGGCTGGAAGCCCCATACGCTTTTATTCAAGCATTGGTGCAGGATAATCCCTACGCTACCGAGGACTACATAGATACGCTCCGTAATACCAGGGACAAAGTGACAAAGGAGCGCTTGTACTATGGTAATTGGGAGTATGACAACGACCCGACAGCACTCTGTGATTATGATGCTATTTGTGACCTATTCGCAAATGAGCACGTAAAACCGATAGGATTATCGACGGGAGCAGCTGACCTTGCCGTGAAAGGACGTGACCGCTTTGTCGGAGGGCACTGGGTAGGCAATGTGTGTTATATCCGGTTAGACCAGGAATATAGCACGGGTAAATCTATTGAGACGGACCTTAAAAACATGATGATACAGTGGAAGATTCCACGTAGCATGATGGTCGTTGATAGTGATGGACTTGGAAGCTACCTTGAAAGTTATTTGAATGGCATCAAAGAATTTCATGGTGGTAACCGACCTATTAATCCAGAGTACGACAATCTGAAGTCTGAATGTGCATTTAAGCTTGCAGAGCTAATAAATAATCGGCAGATAAGAATTATATGTACGGAAGCGCAAAGAGAGCGCATAATGGAAGAATTGTCCGTCTTGAAGCAAGACCATATAGATGCCGATACCCGGAAGAAAGGGATAATCAGCAAGGAGAATATGAAAGATATACTCGGACATTCTCCGGATTACCTCGACATGTTGATAATGGCAATGCTTTTCCGTATAAAACCGATACCTAAAAGACCAAAAGCAAAATTAGGACAGATATGACAGTAAAAGAGTTTTTGATATTGAGTAACGTGGCGAGCAATGCTGCTGAACTGTTGGATCAGATAGGGAAGTTGCCTAAACCGGACTTTGTCGCAGGTGTAAGAGTTCCGGAGACTCTGAATGACCTCACTATAGGTCAGCTGATGGAACTGCAATCCATACGCAATGGAATAGATTGTATAATGGTTCCATGCCGTGTTGTCCTTGGTTTGTCTATTGATAAGATAGAGAAGTGTGGGGTAGCGGATATTTTGGGATTCTCCACATGGGTAACCAGGGAGGTTGAACGTATTACCAAGCTTTTTGAAACTACGAGCGTAGTACCGACTCCGGAAGAAAGACGTGCCGGAGTGGATAAGCTTTCGTTCGGGTTGTTTGGCTTGGTGGATTACTATGCTACCCGTATGGGGATAACTGACCATGAGCAGGTAGAGAGTGTTCCATGGGTAAGAGTGTACAAGTGTCTTGATATGGACGCGGAGAAAATACGTTATGAACGTCGATTACGAGAAATATATCAGAATAAGCAATGAATATAAGTGTAGAAAGGAAAATCGCTTCTATCGCAGAGAAGCTGGAAGGAGTTACCTATTTATTTGATAACTGGGTGACCGCCAACGTTCGGCTGGATAAGATGCCATTGCCGGCCATTATAAATCTGCTTCCTGCATCTGGGAAGTTCGTCATATCAAGGACTCAGTTAAGAGATTGCCCAAATTGCATGATTGCTTTTGTAGACAAGACGGCGTTTGATTTTGACGGGGTGGAGAATGATGAGGTTATTGAGAGGTGCAAAGGGTATGCAGTTCAATTTATCCGTGAGTTGAATCGGAGCGGGCTGTTTGAGTGGGTAAGCGATGAAGTCCCTTATTCCGTTTTCTATGATAAGCTGGATGTAAATGTTACTGGAATAGTAATAGAATTGAAACTGAAAGAGGTTCAAGG